ATGGTACGCCCTACAGGGTTCGAACCTGTGACCTACGGCTTAGAAGAACGTAGAGCGTTCATTAAGACACTGTTAAACAATGTTTTTTCCGCGTTCGCATTCGGATTTGTGTCTTATCGTGTCTTAACGAATACTTTCGATACCAATTGCACCCATGTGCTCCGACACAAAGGCGACACATAACTCACATCACCGGGCAGTCGTCGAACTCCCCCGACCTTGCATCGTTTATCACATACGTGATTACGCCGAACACCGGCGACTCGACACCATGGCTGCTTGCGTCTGGCAACCTCTCCTGCCGCCCATTCTGGATATTCACCAGGTGCTGATACGGATGCGTCCTGAACCGCTTAATCCTCAACTCACCCTCAAAGCTGCAAATCAACAGCGAGCCGTCGCAGGGGGTGAGTGACGAGTCGATGACCAGCAATGCTCCGCCCATTATCCCCTCGCGATAGCACGTCTCCCCCGCCCTCATAAAATATGTCGACGCTGGCCGAGTGATGAGTGTGCCATCAAGAGAAATGCGACCTTCCTCAAAATCTGCTGCAGGATTAGGGAACCCCATAAATCACCCCTCATTATTACTGTTTATATATACAGTATAAGCATGAGATTCTGATCGCTACAACCGATCGATACCACTATTTCGATCGATAGTAACAATGAGCAAAAAGCACACAATCAGCGGATGATATATTCCCATTCCATTTGCAGGGTGAATGTATGTGGTGGATTATCGGCATCCTTGCCGTGGTTGTCCTGTTCCTGGCACTGGTTATCCGGTCGAGGATGAAAGATGCGGATGATGACTACTGAGTCTCCAGTTTTTTGAGCCGGTCCTCTATTTCTTCTATGCGGCTGAAAGCCACATCAAGAGCTTTGGTCACAAACGGTATGGCCTGTTCGTAGCCCAGTGTTTTAACATCCGCACCACCTAGCACCTGATGGTCCTGATACATTCCGAAATCAATGCCCAGTTTATCCATCAGTTCCTTGACCTGCTGGGCCATAAATCCTGCATGGTCACGATTTCTGGTTTTGCTGCCGTCCTTTTTCGTGGTCCGCAATCTGGTTTCGAATACCGGTCGACCTTCTTCATCAACTCCGGCCTGCACCCTGTATTCTTCGTAATAGTCATCTCTGTAATCAAACTTATAGAATTGCGGAACCAGGCCGCGGACAAAGGCCACCGCCAGGTCTCCATCAATCTCGCGTTTGTCAGTTTTGTCGCGCTCATCTGAGCGAGTTTGAACTGTTCCGTAAACGTAGGTGGTCGTTGCGCTGTTGCCCAACTGAACCTGGTTATTGCCGGATAAAGGCGCCACGTTGCCTATTGCTACGCAGTTGACGCCGAAATCAGTATTGCTCCCGCCACCAAGCAGCGCGTTCCCTGCCATTCGACCGATAAAGGTGCTCTTGTCGCCAGCCAGCACTGTAGAGCCAGCCTGATAACCCAGTACAGTCATGCCCTCAGCGGTCAGTGCGCCTGAAAACGCAGAATACCCCGCAATGGTATTGTGAGAGTTATCGACTCCTGACGTCAGGCCGGATACCGAGTAAACGATACAACTGCCTGTTGTTGTTTCGGATATCGGACTTGAAAAGGTGAATGAGTTTGCCGTGGGTACTGTAAGTACAGTGACATAGAATGCATCTGAGGTTCTTGATGAAATGCTGCCAGTCTGAAAGCCGATCATTACTGTTGAGCCAACGACAGCAGTATGCGGCGCTGCGGTGTTCACTGTTACCGTATTGGCAGCCTGGCTATATGTACCAGAGTTTTGAACGTTGCTGGTATAGAGTCTCCCATTCAGGTCCGTGTCTGAACCAAGGCCAAAACCACTGAGGGACCCAACAAAAACATTCAAAGAACCAGACTTAACACTGACTGCCGCACGGTCTCCAATATGAACCGAGTTGTTACCGTTGAAATTGTTCTTGCCAGCGTTATAACCGAAAGAGCATGCCCTAGTTGCGGTAAAATCGACAAGGTTAACCACCTTCCCTTCAATACCTACAGGCGCTGCACCTGACAAGGCCCCTGTCCCATAAGCTGAGTTCTGGTAACCGGTAGTAATGCCTGAGCCGGTATTTCGGCCCATAAATACGTTTTGATAACCGGTTGTAGTGAACAGACCGGTATATGCACCAACCCCTACGTTTCTGTTCCCATTCTGACCAGCCAGAGCAGAAGAGTCAGGTTGTAGTCTGGAGAACGAACCCTTGCCAATTGCCACGGTTTGATACGGGACAAATGGACAAAACTCATGAACCCCGTCACCTAACGCAACGCCGCCAGCGGCGGGAGATATAGCATTTGCGCACGCTTCCGCGCCAAATACAATTAACGATTGTGATGAGCTATCCCGCGGGCCAAACTTCGCAAGAGCACCATCACCTGCAGCAATGATTCCATTCCATAAGCGCATGGGCTGATACCAGGCTTCCTGGGATTGTCCGCTTACAGTCCAACTACCATTGGTATATTTATTCCCAACTGGTACGGAGTTTACAAGGTAGTTTTTCCCTAACAGATCAACAGAATCATTAATTCGCCATGTCTCGAAAAGTGTAAATGCCGCAGTATCATTTGTTATTCCATCACCCTTAGCTCCTGCATCAATAGGGGTCACAAACTGCGCATTGAAATCATGCTGAGTTCTGGCTATAGATCCGGATACTGGCTGCCTCACTCTAACGATGGCATCACCATTGCCGTCAGCCGCACTTTCTAGCTGCTGTCGTAGCTGATCAGGGTCATATTTCGCCACGTCCTCAAAGTAGAACTGCTGCGCTCCGTAGGCATCCTGGATGAGCATCGAATAGTTCTGCACGGTAACAAACTTGCGAATCTGTCCTGACAATACAGGGAATCCGCCAGCATTGATGACGATGGGCTGAGCTACAGGTACGAGTGAACCGTCCTCATTCTCCACATAAACCTGAATCTGGTTAGCCGGAATCGTCGGGTCGGTGTCAGGGATACCGATGAAGATTTTTCCGTTTGCATTTGCTTTAAAAGAGCGGGCCAGCGTGAAAAGCTGGGCAGGCATTCCTACCACGAGGTTTGCGGTAATATCTGACATTTATTTTACTCCGGCGCGAGTAGTTCCCACTGCGATGCAGCGGTAGATTGATGATATATATGAAATTAAGACCACCGTGGTCTTATTGTGGTTACAAACAGTAGATCATAAGATGCCATTCCACTTTCATTAGTGAGGCATCATCATGGGAAGGAATGACCCGCAATTTAACCTCAGGATGTCTGGCGACCTTAAGGAAAAGGTTAAGCAAAGAGCGCGGCTTAATGGTCGGTCACTAAACTCTGAGCTTGTTCATATAATTGAGGAAGCTATAGCAAAACCATCTGCCGTATCCGGTTACCGGGATAAAGCAGAAAGGAATGCCGCCGAACTCACGCATGAAGTGAGCGATTTTCTCTTCGATAAACTTTCAACTTTATTGCGAAACTCGGGTGGCGAAAAATGAATAAATACTTTCTGCTATGTTGTCTTTTTTTAACTGGCTGCGCCAAGGTTGGTGACTACCAGGAAAAATGCGAACAGCGATACTCAAAACTTAGCGAAGTTGCCTCATGTCTTGACTCCAGTATTAAAGGAGATTCAAGATTATCGGCAGCTTCATCTCCAAAACTTTACGTCCTGGCTGCAAAGTATCTTGGGCAGAAGGTAGATAACGGAGACATCAGCGATGCTCAAGCCAGACTTGAACTGCAGAACCTTTACGTCAACATGCAGCGGCAGGAGCAGACTGACCAGATAGCTCAGTCACAAGCAGTGCAGCAGGCGCTGCTTAATGCGCAGACGGTGAACACGTTGCAATCTATAGAGCAAAGAAATAGACAGCCGGCTTACATGCCCCAAGCCCCGGCGAGAGTGGACACAAATACCAACTGCAATACTGGATTTGGTAATACAATTACCTGTAACAGCAGTAGCAACATTCGATAAAATAGCCCGGATATCCGGGCTTTCTTTTAACTGCATGGAGTTATTATGAAAAGACTAATTATTGGCGTTTCAAAAGCGGTAGTCTTTATCTCATGTATGTATGCCTTGGGGGCAAGCAACGAATACATGTTCCCATCTGAAGGAATGCAAGTCACATTTGGACTTATTGCAATTCTTCTTGTTATTGCATGGTCTGAGATAAAGAGCTTAATAAACAGGAAAAGTTAACCATCTATGGCATCATTTATTCCGTTAATTGAGGTGCAATTAGTGTCCTTGCAGCGATAGCGGCCTGATTAAGCGCGCGCTCATACGCCGGTGTTCCTGCCTTCGTGTTAGCCAGCCTTAACATCGCGTTCCTCACTGATTTGCTCTCATAAAAACGTGCTACAGCGCCGTAACTTAAACCTGCCGCAGTACCTACCCCGCCAGTTCCTACAATGTCAGTGGCTACCCCAGCAGGTACAGCCACCTGGAAAAGTTCTTGCCCGGTTGGAGTAACAGTCCCGGCACGCGCCGCACGACGAGTCTGATCCAGATAGGTAGTCAGGCCTTTCAGGTACTGACGTTCATCACCCTTGAAAAGAATCCCTGTTTGAGATGACAGGCGGTTAACTTCATTCAGGAATCTGTCCGGGCTTCCGCCTGACTTCTCATACGCTTTCCCAATAACCGAAGCCCGCGCCGCACTTCGACCTCTCCCATCTAGGGAGTTGTAAAGCTGACGGACTTCACTTGGCTTGCTGCTAAAAAGCAGATTATTCACCACCTCTGGCGTCAACTCTCCTTTCTGCAGCACGTTCTTCAACCTGGTGTTATTTACAAGCTGCGCTTCGTTGGCATACACGGCATTTGCCTGACGATACCTGCTGGCGACCTGAGGCCCAAGACTGTCTGTTACTGCCTTGTTTACGTCATTAGTCAAAGCCGAGTAGACCCTGTTTACAGCCGCTTGTGACTGATTAGGCCATACAGCGCGATCACCTTTAACATCCTGCCTGAACTGCGTCCGCAAATCCCTTAATAGCCCAAAATCAGTGCCTTTATTAAGCTCATCCCTGTACGTCTGCAATTTCGATATTGTCTGCGAATCGGCAGCACCACCGAGCCTCGACAATCGTCCTATCTCAGTATCTATTGCTGATATAGCCTGAGTCGGCGTGATGCTTCCTACTGAAGACATTGCATCGTTCACCTGACTAAGGCGATCACCGGCAGCCTGTTTAACACGACTGGTCTGTCGTTGAAGACTCTGCACAATTTCATCAGGGGCAGGCGCGTCGAATTGCTGAGCGTATCGCTGAACAAGTTCGTTCCTTACTTCCTGTTGCCCCCTTCGCAAACCTCCAGTGCCGGTAACGGGAATCTTTTCGCCTAATGCCTGCGCAGAACGGCCTGTAAATGTACCAGGAGGCAATACATCTGAAGTGAGTAGCGGGGCATCTGCTTGCTCAGCGAATCGGATGGCCTGTTGCGCGTCGGGTGCAATATCCCCTTTAATGGCAGATATTCCACGGCCTACTAACTTAGCAGCACCAGAAAGCAGGCCCTGAGTGCCGAGGTTTACCGCTGCGTTTTGCGCGGCATTCTGCGCGAAGTCACCTTGCTGGTTTCCTGCCTCTGCCAGTGATCCGATTGCCATATTCCCGGCAACCCCAGCGCCAGGAACAAGATAAGAACCTATTGCCTCACCAGTCTGTGCATATGGGTCTGTTGGCCTATCAACTGGACGATAGACATCATCCAGCACCCGAGGCCCACCAAGACCCTGACTGATTGCATTAATCAGGCTGGCCCCGCCCTGGAGAACGTCAAACGGGATGTTAACCAGCCCTCTTCCGGCCTGTTCTGCTATCTGCCCAGCGCTTTGACCTCCGGTGAGCCAGTCACTTGCCTGTTGAGCAAGAGAAGCCTCTGTCTGCTGCGCAGGCTGACTTGCTACATGAGTTGATTGAGGTCGCTCTTGTGGCACTGTTTGACCAGCAAAGTACTCATCAATAGCATTACCAATGTCTTCGTTACTGGTCCCGTCAGGAAAATTGAAGGTTTTGCCGTTAGCTGTAACTTCCATCATTTCACCGTGAATTGGATACCTGATTTCGATGTATGCACACCGGTTGTCTGCGGGGCCGGTTGAGGAGTAGATGACTGACGGCCTGAGCCAACGTTAACGTTATATTGCTGGTTGTAGTTATCAGTGTATGACTTGATATCGCTTACTGATTGCTGAGCCGCCTCCGGGCTGGAGAAATCGACCTGAGGCATGCCCTGAAAGTACATTTTTGCCTCTGCAACGGTGTTGATTCCCGACGCGCCCATATCCCTTGCTGCTGCTATACCCTGATTCTGCATTTTTCCCTGAATTCTCTGCGCGGCATTGTAGATTTGTCTCTGCTCTTTGCTGCCAATTCGGCTTCTGACATCAGCCCCAAGCGCTGGTTTGCCTGTACCTCCAGTTACGCCAGTCAGAAAATCAAGGCTCTCTGGGTTGGCTTCGCTGATCAGGTCGATATCTTTCTTCATTGCATAGTTTTGAGCATTGGCGGCAGATGATGCCGTGGCAGCAATTGCAGATGGAGGCACTCTGATGGTATTGCCTGCAATATCAGTAGCCTCATAGAAAGCGTTTTGACCAGCGCCATGAAGCTTACCTTTGATGCTTACCGTTCTCCCGTCAGATAGCTGCACCTGCCTGTTGTCAGACCCTTCCGTTTTGATACCAGCTACCTGGGCAAAGAGAGCTGCGGCTTCGGGGTCTGTCTTCAGCAAGCGAGAGTACGCGTTGAAGTTTTTCATGTCAGTGGTTGAACCATTGGCAGATAACTGAGCATTTTGAGCTGAAATATTTTGCCCTCTGACCTGAATATCCTGACCCCGAAGTGTGGCTGCATTTTGCATATCATTATTACGGATGCTCTCGTCAAGGCGACCTTGCTCAATCTTCCTACCTACGGCCTTATCCTGAATGTCGAACATTTTCTCTGGCCCGACTGCGCCTAATGCCAGGGTAGAGGCAAAGTGCGACAACTGCTCTGGATTCTGCACGCCAGCCTGAATCATCCAGTTTGGATCAGCTCCAATCCGGCGCAGCCCTTCTGCATTCTTATTCACATACTTGCTGAACGCCTCCGGCCCCTGAGAAAGAGCGGTATTCACGCCCATCGCCAGGGTGCCTAAGTCGCTTTTCTGCTGAGCATCAAGTCCAGCCACCGCTTTTTGCGCCTGCTCGACGAAAGCTGGATTCTGAGTAGCGAAATCACGTAGAACAGACATATCCCCGGTTTTCCACGCGTTAGCATGGGCCTGATTGAATGCTGATAGCGCTTCCTGTTGCTTGCCTTGCGTATACGCCTGAGCCACGCCAGCAAGACCCTGAAGAGCCTGGAGACCAATATTGTTGGCACCAGAGCGCTGCAAATCATTGTTTTGCTGAATAAGCGCAAGCGTCGCATTTACATCATTGGCCCTTGGGGCGTTTGCATTGTTTCCACCAATACCAGCAAGCAATCCGCCACCAGTGGCCCACTGTTGAGTAGTCGCCATGATTAATCCTTAGAACAATGAGCCAAGCAGGCCAAGACCGCCACCTACTGCCGCACCGATACCCGTTCCAACACCCGGAACAACACTACCCAGGGCAGCACCAGAAGCAGCACCACCAAATGCGCCGCCAATGGCTGATTTCAGTCCAGATGGCCTGTTGGCTGCCGCGATAGATGCCGCCGCCTGGTTCTGATAAAGCTGGCTCATGTTATTAGCGTATGACTGACCGGCGTTAGCCTGTCCCTGCAATGCGCCAAGACCGATATTCGCCAGGTTCTGAGCGTTATTCATCTGACCCGACAGCCAGTTTTGCCCGAGAGTTGGAGCAATCGATGACAACATATTACCGGTCGCCGTTGAACCAAGTCCGCCAGTGGCTTCCTGAGCATTCAGCGCCTGATAACGAGCCTGGTCAGCGAGGCCTTTATACTGGTCTGAATTGTAATAGCTGTTCAGTGCTGAGTTCTGACCCTGCAGAGTTGAGAGATTCTGCAACTGTCCTACATATTGCTGAGCGAGCGGCGTGAATGGTGCCAGGTTATTCATGACTGTCTGCCACTGCTCACGCTGAAGGTCAGTTGCTTTATTAGTGGCTTTGGCCTGAGCGCTTGCACCGCCGTCGCCACCCTTCCCGCCTTTCAGGTACAGGCGACCCTCGAGATGCTTACTCGCTATTTGTAAAATGAGCATATTTTTACCTATCTGGAATGACGGGAGAGAAAGTCGATAAGGTCATCACGCGTAGCGCTGTAAAACGTCACGTCATCAACACCTTTGAAGTATTTGCGGATAGTGCCTACTCGTTGCAGGCCAATCATTGTGCAGTAAATCTGCCCGTGCCTGAATTTGCGGGCAGCGTAAGACATTACGCACTGCACTTTCGTGGTGGACAGAATAAATCGCCAGAACGCCAGACCAATCTCTTTGCTGAATCCGCGAGCTTCAGGCAGATACATTGCGTGACAGTCAAACGTGAATGGCTGCGCTTCGTGGTAATAGACGATGCCTCCAAACTGCCCATGCACGCTAACTTCGAAGTATTTCGTATCAGGTTTGTAGTCATAGCCGTCACCGTTGTTACTCCCGGCAATTATGCTGGGGTGATTTCCTATGGATTCAATGAGGTCGATATTGCGTGTTGGCGTGAAAATAATCATATTGACCTCAGTTCATCAGGCCGTGGGTGCGCAGCATGTCTTCGAGTGCTTTGATACGCTGGCGTGCCTGTATCAGCCCCGTTGCGATAGCGGTTACTTCGGCCTGGGTGTATGCAGCGCTGACCGTGTAGGCCTGGCTCGCGTTGAACGCACCGAGCAATGCGGTACCCGTTGCCGCCGTCCATCCGGTAGCACGCGCACCTATCACTTTGGTACCGCCGACTGAGTAAGAAGTCGTGACGTTCAGTGGAGAGGCGAGAGACTGGACACCTGTTGCAGATTTAGAGACGTAATCACCCTGTAGTGCGGTAATATTGCTTTCCGCCGTACCGACGCGTGTCGTTAGCGAAGACACGTCTCCCTGAAGTGTCGTTATGTTGCCTTCCGCAGTGGTAAGTCGCGTTCCCTGGCTTGCGATATCCGTTTCGTTCTGCGTAATTCGTGTTTCATGGTCAGCAATTTCAGCTTCGTTTGCTGCAATCCTGCTCTCATGGTCAACAAGCGTGGCCTCAGCAGCAGAGATGCGTGTCTCGTGGTCCTGTAACGTAACCTCAGCAGCATCAAGGCGAGCTTCATGGTCATCCAGAATGACATCCTGCTCATCATTCTTAACCTGAGCATCATATGCTCCCTGCCCGGCCTCATTCGCTTTCCCTGCAACGTTGGTGAAATCCATCGTCTGATTCAGTATGTACATCTGATAGGCGGGAGACAGGCCAGCAGGCAGTGAAGCAGCAGAGATGCCAATGGCACTGATGACAACCGGGGCGTTAAGTGAATCATTAGCCATTACTCAATCCTCACCTGGCAGCCTGACAGCGTCACCGGTGAACTGGTAACGATGCGTATTTTGAACGCGATATTCTTCCGCACCCGGCCGATGCGTTTCCAGATTGCTCTCTGGTCATAGCGGAACGGAGAATTCCAGGGGATGAGTTGCTCTCTTCCGTGGTTGATGCCGTCCGTGGTGGCCGAGATAAACATCTTCTCCGCCATCTGCGCCACGCCAGTGGATGACTCCAGTTCAAGGTCGAACAATCTTGCGTTATCTGCTTTAAAGAGAGGCGTGTAGAGAAGGTGTTCCTGCTGCTGCCCATACTGGCTGGAGGCATCGAATTTACACTGCCCGGTCACCGGATTCAGCTTGTCACCGCAGGTAATGGTGTTGCCTTCATATAGGAAGTCGATGGCGCGATACACGTCATCATAGAGTCCAGTTTTTAGCACCGTCCACTGCGGGCCGTTCTGGCTTGCTGCCGCGTCGTACACCAGTACGTGCTGAGGAAGATGGATAATCAGCAGTTCGTGAGAATCGAACCTCAGCGACTCCATCACGCCCTGCGCCAGTTGGTCAGCAGAATAGCTACGGATAATCTTCTCGATGCTGGCGGTGGCGATGCCTTTAGCCTGTCCGCTTTCCATCAGGTAAACAGACGGAGCACCTGTTGCCGGGTTGCTGATGATTGCGAATGCATCAAGATACGAGCATTTGCAGTGAGTGCCAGCGATTCCCTTAGGCACGAAGTAGCTCGGGTTATTCACGTACAGCGCTGCGCCCGCAGTAGTCGCGCCAGTCAGCGTGAAAAACTCAGTGGTACTGGTACCGAAGCACACAATGAAATCACGCCACACTCCCATGCCAATGATGCCGTCTGGCTGGGATTCCGCCCGGTATTCAGCGCTGTTGCGGTCTGGATGCGATTCGTCCTCAAGGTCGGAGATAAAGAATGAATCAGTGCCATCCTTCGACCATATATAGCGCCCACGAACTCGGACAATATCCCTCGCGCTGCCTAATTCATACTGCGTGTAGGTGCTCGATGTGGGCCAGTTCGTTATCGTCTTCGTCGTGCCGTCATACCGGTACAAAACCACCTGGCCATTGACTATGACCGCCTGACTCGTCCGGCTATGCGCCATCGATACCCTACCGCTACCAGCAACACTACCAACTGAACTCTGCCCACGGTACAGATTACCGCCGCAAACGCGATACACGGCGTTTTGAGCGGTATTGTACTCTGCGCCGCGTGATACACCATTCACGTCTGAGCGCTTCTCTATGCCGGGAAATGAGCGCATATAACCGGAGGCATTGAGTACTTCTTTCGGAGTCGCCAGCAGATTGACCGGGAGGTAATCGATGTAGTCAGCGTTGGTGAAGTCCTTGCCGACTCCCTTCATTAATGGCAATTGCTGAATCGGCATTTATTCACCTATGGATTTGGCACATCGCCATCAATCGGTGGCAGATCGCCCGGGTAATATCGGTCAGATGTGAGCACGTCATACTTGTTGCCCTGCCCGACTGGGAAATCGCCGCGACGGCGCATTGATGGAACGACCAGCGTGTCGGTAAGCAATGCGTCATAAGCTCTGGATGCGTTGGTTTCAATGCGTGGAGTTGGCTCAATGCCATAATCGGACATCATGCGGAGAAGAAGTTGATAGCCAACGGCGTGTTTGTATTTGCGCGGCAGCCCTGAATCATCATCAGGAAGTGGTTCAGCATCATCAGCAGAGAAGATATAACCAATCTCGCCAGGATTTATGAGCCATTCAGCCATCATATCTTCGAGGTCAACAACACCATCCTCAATCGACTGCGGCTCGACATCAGTCAGGGTTGCATTCGATGCCACGGCAAATTTGCGCAGAGCAAACGTGACTATCTCACCCTTTGTCAGTGTCGTCGCCATTGTCTGCCGCCTTACGTCCGCGTTTAGTTGCTGGCTTCAGGTCATCAACTGATGCGACAAAGCCGAGCTTTTCGTAAATCGGGAAGTCTTTCTCTACGATAACAGCCTGAACGTGTCCGGCTTCGTTATCGGCGGTAAGGAATACACTTATGCGATCCATATCGTCACCTCAAAAAGAAAGGGGCCGAAGCCCCTTTTGATTACGGATTACCGAAGAATTGGCCGCCCATGTGTGGGTTGTAGCACACGTACGCCGGCAGCAGGTCGAAACGCATTTTCTGCACGTTGGCGTCGCCGTCAGCGTATTTGTGTACGCGGATAGAGAAGCCTTCATAAGTCGCTATGGCGGAGTCAATGCTGTTCAACTTCGGCAGCGGGATGGTGCCCAGGCCCACGAAGAATTTGTTATAGAACAGGTTCGGCTTCATGGTCTGGCCTGCAGTACCAATTACGGTAACCGCGTCACCAGAGGTAACGGCGCGGCTCACTGCGTTGTACTGCTGCTGCGGTGCTGCATCGTAAATCGGCACGCCTGAAAGCGTCACGGTTACTGCACCACCCGCTGTTGAGTTGGCATCAGCCAGAACGGTAGCGGTAAAGCTGATTGGGTTTGAACCATTATACAGTACCTGCTTGGACTGCTGCTGCAGCCAGTAGGTGCTTGTGAACTTAATCTGATCGCCTGCTTTAAGGAAGCCGGTGACAGATGCTGTAGCGCCCGCCAGGGTCAGGCTGAACTGGTAGGTATCTTTAACCGCGTCATAGGTAACGGTTGGCGTGGTGGACACAGTCAGCGTACCGCCGAATGCGCCCTGGGTGCGAGACGCCAGACCATTTGACATCAGTGCGCGGATACCGCCAAAGTTTGAGGCGATCTGCGCCTGCTCCCATGCGGTGCGAACCAACTGGTCAGAAGCATGCAGCCCAGACTGAGCATCTGCCAGGCGCTGCGCCGACCATGGGTCCATTACCGCGTAGTTTTCACCTTCTTCCACGCCAAGGTCTTTCAGGAATGAGGCGGTTTGCGCCACATCAGACCATTTGTTGATCGGAGTGTTAGGGCTGCCGAGAGACAGTGCACCGTTACGCATCATGAACTGCGCCAGTTCAGTCTCCAGGTCGGTGACGATACGCTGACGAACCGGCGCAAGAATCTCATCCAGCTGATTCAGCTTGATAGCTTCTTCCAGTTGGGTGTATTCCACGGCCACGGTGATGTAGTTACCGACACGACCGGTAGCTTTACCAGAAACGATGTTGTTCTTCGTCTGGCCGGAGATATCACCAGTCGCGGTACGCAGGGATGAGAACTGGTGCGGACGCTTGAAGCTTACGCTATCACCAGTGCTTGAGTTGATTTCACCTGCCAGCAACTGGCGGTCTACGGTTTTTGCCAGCACCAGGTCAGACATGAAGCCCGGCAGGAATTTCTTGAGGACGATTTGACTGACGTTGCTGTCGAGTTTATTTGTGGTAGGCATTTAAGCTTTTCCTATTCAATGATTGCGCCGGGGCAGGATTTGTTAAATTCATCTTGTTTCGCATCAGCGCCGCCACCGCGAACTTCCGGCTCTGGTTTGATGGCTTTCTTGACCTTTGGAGCAAGGCTTACTTGCTTGCTAATCTGGCCCAAGAGGAATGCTGCGCGAATTGGGTCTGTCTCAGCGGCTACACGCTGGCGTAGTTGTGGGTTCTTGCCGAGTGCATAGGCAATCAGTTCCGAACCTTCGTCTGCGGCATGGATGAGGATTTCCTGCTGAATAGGCGGCAGTTCACGACGGACGATTTCCTCTGTCTCCCGGTAATCTTTAACCGGCAACTTCGTGGCCCGTTCGTTGTGCTGCTGCAACCGTTGGTTAAACCGCTGGATATGCTCTTGCTGCTGACGTTCTTTCTGTTGCTTACTCTGCTCGGCACGGCCCTTCTTCTCATGCCAGTCAGTCAATGCTGCATCAAACGCCGCTTCGTCGTAGTCGCACGATTCAAGTGTCGGTTTGGGAGGTACGACGTCTGATTGTGGTTGCTGCTGCTCTGCTGGCTTGGTTTGAATCTGCTCAAGCTGGCGACGCAGTTCCCGTAATTCTTTTTCCTTCTCGCGGTTGTTCTTCCGCAGGTCTTTCACCCACTGAGGTGCAGGCTGACCATCAACGTGATCGTCATCCTCTTCCGTCAGAGGGATTTCCTCGTCACCGACACGCAGGGAGTACTCTTCCGGCTGCTCTTCGGCCCGTTCACTTTCGGCCTCCACTTCATCTTCCGAGCCATGGACTTTATCCTCAGGTTTCGGCTGTTCAGTGGTTACTTCTTCGGCTGATTCCTGTTTTTCAGACAGGTCAATAACCTGACCGTCGATGATCAGTTCGCTTTCCATTGATTACTCCTGATTAACTCGACAGTGAGCCTGTCGGTGGCTGAGGTTCTGTATCTGTATGACGCAGCAGTAGCTCAGCGTTATCACGCGAGTTTTTCTGCTGCTGTTGATACCAGTCGTTGAGGATTTTGAGGGCGCTCTGCACGGACTGGGCGTCAGTTGCTTTGGCATCGGCGAGAACCTTGACTACCTGAGCCTGGCTTAGCTGAGCATCCTGTTGTGCGGTGAATGCCTTGATTTGGGTTTGTGCTGTTTCGTTCTGCGCTTTCTGCGCTTCAGCCTGAGCAGCGACCATCTGAGCCTGAGCAAGTACCATGTTGGGGTCTTGCTGACTCTGAGCGGCCATCTGAGCTTCCTGGATGATTTGCTGCTCTTTCTGGTTACGCGGCTTCACTACGCCAGCAGTAAGCAGTTTCTTGCGGTTGTACTCTTTGAAATCATCCAGCCCTTCACCATCCATGTTATCCAGAATGATTCCACGAACGATTCCAGTGTCAGGGTCTTGCGGGAGCATTGTGCTCAGCACATTTGTCAAAGCGGCAACAGTGGCATCACGTCGGGCTGTATAGCTTGGCCCGACGTCAACAGTCACGTCATAGCGACCAGTGGACAGGTCGTTTAATGCAACCACCTGACCAGTCTGACGGTCAGTAACCGAAGCATTCATCAGAACAATGTCATCGGTTCCATCCTCGCCAACCACTCTGACCTCGCGGTCTGACCCGTAAACTTCGCGAGCCATAGACAGCCAGATTTCCCCGGCGCGCTTAAGACTCTTCGCCATGTTGTCCAGGTAGATGAATGACGCCATGTCAGAGCGGTTCATCAGGTTGTTTACGGTCTCCTGGGCGATGTTGCTCGGCATCTGCTGCATCGCCTGGCTGCCGCCTGTTACTTCCTGAATATCTGCACTGGTCTGCTGTAGTAATGCCGCAAGGGCCTGATTCATTACTGCGGGTTGTGTGTATCCTGCCGGAGTGGCGCCAGAGATGATGTTTCCGGCTTTGTCCTTCACTTCACGCAATGGCAGAAACGCCGGGCGCTTTTTGTTGCGTGCTTCCCAGTGCTTCTCAAGTCCTCGTATCTGCTCCATTCCGACAATAGGAATTTGACCGGGGTCTTGAGCTGCTGTATCAGCCAGCATCGACACCTGCAGGTTATACAGACGCTGCGGGTCCATCGCTTTGGCAATGTGGCCCTCAACACGCTCGATATCGTCGATGAACCATCGCTTGCCATAAACCGGTATCAGAGGAATGTGCTCGCCAGGGATGCGCCGCGGTTTCTCAAGGAAGTTATCCCCGTCGACCACTGACACGTATACGCGCCGACGCTTAACCGAGCGCCGTGCTACCTCTTCGAACCCGGCGATAGCTAGCTCATCCTGAATGTCTTCAATCTGGTCGCTGTCATAGGTGGCAATCTCACCAGTCAGTGGCTGACGATAGCTGATGACGTCAACCGACTCCTTACGCACTTCATAATATTTAGCGATGTACACAACATCAGGAGCGAACCAGTCATACTCCCAGCTGGTCATCGTCGTCACATCGAGCGATGCAGGAGGCGTCTTGCCATATTCCGCCTCGTACTTCTCTGGTGAGAGTGAGTACATGCAGAAGGCCCACAACGCGTCAGATTTGTCATACTTCTTGGCGTCAGGGTCGAACCATACTGAGCGTGATGGGTCGTAAACTGGCTCAATAGCGATGCGCTGGCGCTCATCCATCGGGTCATACTCATTGACCAGCATTGATGTTAATCGGAAGCATCCAAAGCCACCTGTCGCCGCATCATCAAATGCGTTATCGCATGCCTCGCCGCCGTCCGTTTCTTCGTAGTCAGCCCGGAACAAGCCATTCAGCTTATTGGCTAACTCTTCGCTGGCCTCGCGATCACCCGGGCGAAACTTAACGGTGATGCGGTTATTGCGGTATTCAGCAATGATACGGTTAAGCTCGGTGGCTACCTTGTTAATCTCGAACTTCGGATACTTCTCGAACTGGTCATCAAGCTTGGTGCCTGCCGCTGTCGCTCCTTCCCATTGACCACCGGGAACACGAGCAAAACGAGTGGCTTCGATGCACTTCTCACGCACGTCCTGCTGCGGTGAATAGGCGCGGTCGAACCTGAGCATGACGCGCTCATGTTTTTTCTCTAATGTCTCTGCCATGTTTACCAACCGGAAGATGAGGGAACGTAGACATCCTCTTCAACTGGAGGATTCTTTATATCTGCATAGCGTATTGCATAGCGACGCATCATGTAGGCGTACCTGACGGCATCAAGGATGTCGTCCCTCACCTTCACAATCTTTCCTTTCTCGTCGCGGTGATAGAAGTTGTATTCTTCGAAGAAGTCGCGCAGGCCAGAAAACACTCTGAACTTGCCTCGCCTCATCAGGTCATACAGCTCGAATAAGCCAGGCTCTACGGCGCGGCTGCCATCCTCCCATTGCGCATGTTCAGTGAGCATCTGGAAGCCTGCCTCTTCGTAATATGACTTCTGCTGCAATCCTGAGCCTTTCTCAGTCTGCAATCCGTCAGGAGGCCATGCTGTCGGAACATTGTCAGCCCATGCCTTAACAGCGCTGAATGCTTCTGCTGGAGATACCTGGCGCGCTTTGTATGCTCGGGTGAGATAGAAAGATTCGTTCTCAATGTCCCATGCTAATTGCACATGTGCTTGCGGGTGGTCCCAGCCAAAGTCCATGCCATCAATGACAAGCCAGTGGTCAGGTATCGGAAACGGATCGCACTTAATGAAATCCTCACCTAGGTCATAGATGCGACCATGCCCCAGCATCGGAATCCCTTTGGTTCGCATGTCTCGCTGATGCGGCGGATATGACTCAAGCAGGTCTTTCTTTACCTTCTCGCTCAGGTGTGGTGCATCATCCCAACCAACGTTCATGCAATGCTGACCAGAAGACGGGTTATCCATGAACGCGATAACCAGGTCGGTGCGCCCGTTCTCAGGAGTGAAAGTCAGGATACCCCTGCCACCACGACCTTTGTCACCGGTAGCAGTACGGGTGAGAACCTGCGGATAGATGGTTGCATCCTTTGGCTCTTCATCGATATGGAACCAGTCGACGGCATCGCCCATCAGAGCATGCTGACCTTGCGAGTATGACCAAAACTGAATCTTTGATAGCTGTCCCGACTTATGCCGGATGTATGCCGAGCGCACTGCATTTGGCGTTCCCTGCATTGGCTCAGTATCGACAATCAACTCGCCAGGTATCAGGCCGCCATCCCATCCATTTTCTGTTCGCCTGCCAAGTATCGGCGTCTGCAACAGGTCGCGGCATTTCTCGCCTGAGTAACCAAGGCACCAGATGAGCGGAGCATGTTCGAACTTATGTCCATTCCATCCATCAGGGTAATCACCCATAGCATGTATGGCATCAATGCCTGTTCCGGTGTCTGTCTTGCCAGTACGGTTGGCGGCGATTAATGCTACCTGGGTGAAATGAGATGTTGCTGCGATGAATTTCTTTTGCCATGGATAGCGTGATTTGTAGAAGCGTTTGTAGCGGTAGACACTCTCTCGGCGTTGCTTTTCTTCGAGAAGTTGGATTAGCTCAATCTTCTGCTCTCTGCTCAGATTGTGCCGAGGCGGAAGCTTGTCCATTTTCTAACTCCGTAAGTCTTCGCTCGATTTCATCGTCGCTTAGGTTTTCGACATGATGCGTATGCGCAACTTCCTGCTTATCTCTCCACTGGTCTTTCTGTCTGTTCTTCAGCCAGAAGATGGCAGCGGTTGTATCAGCTGGCGCATGTCGCTCAACGTCTGCGACCTCTATTTCTTCTTTGTCTCTATCGACCTTAATCTTGAACGCCTGCTGCTCGACGTAGTTATACCCAGTTGCCTTCTGATAGAGGCTTCTAACTACTCGCTCATCTGCAATGTCCTTGGCGGCTTTTATGGAGTTGCAAAACTCTTCATACTCAAGCTTCCAGCGATAGATAGTTGAGCGGTGCACATCAAAGAAATCAGCAAGCTCATCGTCTGTAGCGCCCAGCAAACAAAGCTTCTCTGCCTGCGCTGCATACTCAGGTTTGTACTGAGTAGGCTTGCCGCTGTTCCCTTCGGCATATTTGTTATCTTTGGGCGCTGCCATAAATCACCTTAAGCCTTAGTGAATGCTTGTGCGTATTCGCAGGTGCGCCCTGGGCCCATCTGAATGACGCTCATGTCGCCTAATGGCAGAAATCCGGCTGTAATCTTTGCGTTGCACTTAACAGTAAAGTCAGCGCGATCCTGACTCACAACGATGTCGTAATCAGTCGCTGCTGTACCGCCTGCTGCAACAACCTGGAAGTATTCAGTCTTACTGACCGTGGCATGTACGCCTTTCAGGCTGCCCTGCGGAAAACGTGATGCAGCGATGTGCGCTTTGACTACCGGCACGAGGTTAGCGACAGAGCCAGCCGTTGCTGTCTGGATAGATGTGATTGCCATAATGATTCCTTTAGCTGATAGAGACTTCGGCTGAGTCGCCGTCTGTTGATGCGCTTCGTATCCAGGCGATGGTGGGAGGAGTTATTGTCATCCAGTTATCGTCATTATCCGTGAGCATGTGCCCCAGCCAAAAACTGACACCAGGGTTTGTTGTGGAGTCTGCAACGCGCACGGCACCAGAATTCACCTGCACTGTCTTTGTTTGTGTGCCGTCAGTGACCTGTATCCATGCTGACCCGACAGTCATCATTTGCGTATTAACTGCCATGGATAATCCCTATGTGAGTGGCTGCATGAATACTTCTGAGATTGTGGCCGTTGTTCCGGTAGTTCTTCGCACTGCGCAATAATGGCCAGCGGGAACCAACCAGGTTAGCTGCCCTCGGTCACCAGAACCCATTCCTACGGATAGTGCTATGCCGGTGAGAGATGAACGGAACGAAGCCACTCTCTTGGCAGTGGTGGTGTTCCCTGCAGCAACGTCAGCAGCAACTGGACCTACCCACAATTCGACAACGTCAGCCAATGCGGCCGCCACTGTTATCGAGTAGGCGACATCAATCATGACTGACAGGAAATGTGATTTAGTCGTGTCAGTTGCGCGGAATGCAGCTCCAAGAGTTACAGCGGTGCTAATTGCGGTGCCGGGTGATAGACCAACGCCTGGCGCACCAGTGTTACCTATCGGTATCCCGAGGTTAAGAACAAAGTTTGGCGCACTACCAGTTATCGATGCCGCTGCAGAGGATCCCGCAGCAAGAGTTGATACCGTCCCAATTGTGAGCACTGGAGTAGCAGCATTTGTACCAGCAGCGCCCGCAGGTAGTCCAAAGTTGAGTACGTAATTCGGAGCTGCCCCGGTGATTGATACCGTTGCAGACGATCCGGAAGTAAGAGTGGTTATCGTGCCAATGCTAAATGTTGGCGTCTCGCCGTTGGCGCCAGGCGGTAGTGAAAGATTAAGCACCTGACTTGGTGGCGACCCAGTTATAGTCGCTGCTGCCGGGCCGCCTACCACATTCCCAATTGACAATGAATTAGCCGGTCCTGGCTGACCAGCAACGACGATTGCACGGCCTTTTATGATCATCTGCTTAATCCTTTAACGGTAAGACATTATCAAGCGCCCAGGCCGGACGCTTTGTAATGGCTACTGGATTGGTTCTGCGAGCCAGTCAGTTGCGAACAGATCACCGGTTGATGGCACCCATGGGCAATACTTCTCTTGCGTATTTTTCAACATAAGAAAAGGTGAAAGCCCTTCCACTGGCGTGTAAGTGTCATCAAGGCTAACTTCGTACTTCGCCTCATTGGGAGAAGCTGACTGCGGGGGCTTCACTACGAAAACATACTGCCCAGCACCATTCCATCCTTCGCGGTAAATCTTTGCGCCGCTCTTTACCGCTTCGAGTGCATCACCAAAGTTCATGTTGTCTCCGGGTTATTTAGTTTGCTCGCCGCACAACTTATCCCACGTATCGTTGTGAGCATTGATTGCGCGGACTGTTCGCACATCCATCACGTCAGGGTCTTTGCCGTGGGTGATGATGGGCTTGAATGCAGTGCAGGAATTGTCGACGTATCTAATCTGCTGAGTGGTATCGCGAGGTACGCATGCGCTCACGAGCAGCAGAATCAGACAGAGATTGGTTATCTTGCTCGACATCTTTCACCACCCGTATTGTTTCCTGCGTCTTTTGGGTAATCTGCTGGGCCTGCTGGGTTTCGATGTTGGCGGCCTTTACGTCAGCTTTAGCCTGGGTCTCAGTGGTACCCTTGCTTTTACCGCCATACCAGGCCAGAAACAGACCAATCACGATTGCGACAGCACCGGCAATGTAGCTACCGAATGAGCTGAATAGTGAAGCGATTAAATCAGTCATTCTTTTTCTCCTGGTCTACCAGACGACCGGCAATACCGCAGATTGCTACCAGCGCAGCAATAGCACCCATTGTGCCAGGCGGAATAGCAGATTTCAGGTCTGAAGGTAGCTCAGCCCACACGTTAGGGATTGCTGCTGCTATCCAGAGGCAGTGAATGCTGAACCAGCGCCAGGCACTTTTCCAGTTGTCGACGAGTTTCATTTCAGCAGCCCTGCATATGCGTCCATTTCACCAGTCCGCATAACTTCTGCGTGACGAGCAGCGCGGTTTGGTGTCTGTTTAGCCCACAAACTTGCCAACATGCCGGAAGCAGCGCCGGTATAGTTACCGGACGCAATCATAGCCAGTGTGTTCTTGAAACCAGACAGACCAGTAACCCCCATCTGATAAGCCATGCTGATTAACACGTCTCGGCGTGGTGGGTTGCATTGCTTCAGAGCCGCCAGGATAAGTGGAGTCGAGTTCATCTTCGCTATCGTGGTATCGACCAGGCTCTGCAACCACACATCGCTAACTTCTTTCGGAAGCGTGAAGGTGTAATTCGATAACGCCACGCCTTTTGGCCCAATCTTGAACCCGGTACCAACTGTCGGATAACCCTCAGTGTCGATATAAGGCGCAGACCTGTAACCCTCTTCGAAATTGAGGATGGAAATAATCTGGCTCATGGGTACCTCAGAGTGGTTTGTTTACGTCAGCAAACGCTGGTTCGGTGTAACTGGCTCGCTGCTTACCATCAGGCTGAATCACGATCACATTCAGCGAGCTACCATCAGCAGGTGATTTCTCTGCTTTCTGAGCGCGCATCTCTGCTGCCGTTCGCTGTCGGTTCATGTCGTTTGCAAGCTTGACAGCCTCATGGCTGGTCTTTACCGAGTCATTTAGCTGGTTGCATAGGATTGCGGTTACCACGAGGAATAAGAGCGGGACGAAGTCGATAATGTATCGCCCGACTCTGATTTCAGTTCTTGCCATAATTGTCACCGTTGTCGGTCTGGCTAAACCACGGCAGCCTTTTCAATATTGCAGCACCCTGCCATCCGGCAGCGCCGCAGGCCAGACCCATCAGGTTAAGCGACCATTGTTTATCCAGCCCGTAGAGAGCCATCATCATTCCGGCGAAGATCGACACGGTCATATGACTGGACAGACTTACCTTTTCACTGATTGGCCTTGTCTGAAACTTCGCCAAAGAGCCAAGCACGGTCATGATGAGCGCGACCAGCAACACCGGAATCAGTTCCGTGTTTGCCATTGCGTAGTCTCCACCATGCGGTGGCTGAGGAAATACAGAGCCGGATAGCATCAGACTCAGAAATAAAAAACCCGCCACGGCGGGAGGGGAAGTGGCTATTAAGCCAAAGATACAGCTGCTGGTATGGGAATTTGGTTGCGGTTGGCTACTACGTGCGACTTAGCTCAGCGCCGTTCAGGAACGTTATTTGGCTGAGTACCCATTACGGAACCTGTTTTCACCACAACGGGAAGAGCACTGCGCCTGTATCGGTTAGCGTCACGGGATTAACCGGTCACCCCAATGCCCTTGCCTGTTGCGCACTCCGTTTCGTGGAGTTGACGGCAGGTGATCAGTCTGCACCTATCGGGAACTTATTTTCAGCTTTAATGCTCGCGCCCGTGAGTAAGTTTGCTTGGAAGATAACTTAGTCCCGGAAACGAAAAAGCCCCGAGCTATTAACTCAGGGCTTTAATGAATGACAGTTATCCATCATTAGTGTCAAATTTACCCAATGTTATTCAATATGTCAACATCATGCAGTTAAATTGATGCCATCCGTGGCAATTACGCTGCTATCGTGTGACTTTAGCCAGAACATCATCAGCTGATGATTCCTCTTTGTGGCATTGCGCCACCAGAGCGTCGTACAGCGGCTTTATCGTCCTTGACCATGTCGGTTGCGTCAGGTCATGGATATAAACTCTTACAGCACGATACGCTGCGCTTGCTGGCATGCGACTATATCCAACCCCTTTACACCGGCAGCACTGCTTTTCAACCAGCTTTCCCCATTGCTCTGTTTTCACCTGGTCAACCGCCCTGCCTGTTCCGTGGCAGTCTTTACACCTCGCGCCGGGAGTCGCAGCACTCCGGCAGTAATCCGCATAAGCGAATGTTGCGAGCACTTGCAGCACCTTTGCCTTAGTATTTCCTTCAAGCTTTGCAACGCCGCGGTATTTCCCCGATACCTTGCTTGCAAACTGCATGAGATAGTTGATCGCCTTTTGCTTATCGGTCTGGCTGAGTTCATGTTTCCCGCAGAAAGCAGCCATACCGAAACCAGCTTGTGACTGAGCCATCCCCATGGCTGCCATCACATCAGTACCGTTGAGATTGTCTGAAGCAGTAGCCCGTGGTGAATCGCTCATCATCGGGCTTTTTGGCGAGTGATATTTTGCGACAGATTCCAGTCTCATTCGCTTATCCCCAATGCTCGCTTTAACCTACTCAACACCATGCCGGTTGCAAATGTCCCGCCATTAACTTTGCTCTGCATTTCTATCTCCGAAATAGCAGACCTGAGTAGGCCGCGAGTTACCATGACTGGCGTCTGATTTTCTTCGTTGGCCTTTTTCAGCCTTGCCAATGAATCTTTCACATCATTCATGCTGCATCCTCCGGTCCATCAGGCTTATTCAATCCCAGCCGGTTGATAACCTCTCTTCGCATCATCTCCAGCCGTTTTCGGGTTTCCTCGTTTGTAGCCAGGGCTTCGTCTATCTGCTGAAGTTGATTGCGATCGAACTGACGTTGCTGAGCTGCTTCGAATGTAGTGACGGTGCCCATATTTCAGCGCCCCCTTCCCATTGGATGGACCATCAGAACGCCGTTGACTACTGCGTGGCGCTCGCCTTTTCTGTCGTATGCGTATTTGTTCACCGTTCCGCGATGGCATCCCAGCTTCCTTGCTACTTCCGTCTGATTGCCATAGTTCTCTACCAGGTAATCAGGAATGGTTTTGACTGCATGGTTCATGCTGCCTCCAGATATCTTTTACGGAGTTTTTCGTAATGCTTCGCCCGGCGCGTGAATATTGCTTTCACACGTACCAGATACTCGATGGGGAATTTTCGTGGCTCGTTGTCAGCCTCAAGTCTCTCTACTCTTTCCAGCCCAATGCGTTCAATGAGCCTTATGCGATACTCGACAGCATTGCCGCTAAGCTGCCTGTTGCAACGAGTGCATGCCGCATGGACATTGAATACGTTGAACCTGAGATGGGATGCTGAACCACGCGACCGGTAGTGACTTGCATCAACTGCGCTGCCAGTGATGTAGTTGAAATTGCTGATAAGCTTACCTGGGTGGCTAATGCACTCCCGGTACATATCGCGCATCCTGATGTATCTGTTGAATGCTGACTGAGCCTCTTTGTTCCATTCTGATGCCGTCTTGAGCCTGTCCCGCCTCTCTTTAAGTTCGGTCTTTTCCATGCGTTCTCGCTTGCGCTGGTTACGCGCAGCAATCTCTTCATCGCGTTGCTTATTGAACGCAATGGCGCACTTGTAGTTATGGCAGACTTTCTGGAGAGAACTTCGGGGGATGTATTCGGTAGAGCAGATTGGACAGGTCTTAGGCTTCGGCAATTTGCCATTAGCCATCGCAATCCTCCTTCATCAGTCCGTTCGGGTCGTGATACATAGCCATTTCTTTCTCGCAACGTTCGCAGATGTATGTCTCGCTGATATCAAGCCGTCTCTCACATCCGCAGCAGTAGCCAGCAGCGTTAACGAGGTCTCTCTCACACTGGCGATAGGGGTCAGGTGTTGTCATGGCTGGAGTCCTGCATCATCAAAAATACCAACATTGCAGCGCGGAGTGGGTTGTCGTGAAAATGGTAATCATCAGTTGATGATGCTTCGGCTCCCCACTCTCCCCGGCTGTCACCATGAACCGCTGCGTAAATACTGATTTTGTTTTCGACAATAATCGGCCATGCGTCGGCGGGGTTGTTGCATGGGTTAAATAAGTGCCAATTTGCACCATCACCCCAATGAACTGACATCCCGGTGTGTGGCAGCCGCGATATGCAATCGTAATCAACAACTATTTCAGCGACTTTCATGTTAATCTCAAAATCACTCAGTTTCGAATAGTCCATACTCACCTCAGAAAAATGATTGAAGCCGGTTGAGAATGTTCTGGTCTCTGGTGCCGGCGAATACGTGTTTGATGGCGGCGTTTATCAGCGCCGAGTAACAGCGAGTGAACTCCTCTCCATCCATGGAGGAATAAGCCAGACTCTTAGCCCTGACCTTTGTCTCCCCGCGTATCGTTGTGACCACGTCAAAGAAGCCAGCAAGAATCGTGAGGTTCTTCCTGAACTCTTCCTTCTGCGTGAATTCGTCACTGCACTCATAGCCAGCGTTATTCGCCTCCCAGTGTTCAAAACAGAACTGGAAGAAAGCGAATGCTTTACGGTGATGTGCGGGGTGTCTGGTCAGTTTGATTTCGGCGGTGTACATCTCGCCGTTTTTGAATCGCTGGAGTCGATCGAGGTCGCTGTCATGTGCTGGAGTAAACGTGCCGCCCGGGTGTTTAACCAGGTCGAATTGCAATTATGCCTCCTGATTTACCCTCTGATTCCATGCGTTGAGTGCTTTCTGTCGCTGCCCTGAATACCGACCCTGGGCCTGACAGGATGGATTCAGGCAGGCGATTTGATGACCGCCAAAATCCATACCCTTGAATATCTGATTCACCCAGTCAGCTTTGCAGCCACAAAATGGACACGGTTTAATTTCTTCCATCTCTCTACCCTCATATAAAAAGACCCGCTGGTTAGAAGGTCTGGTTAGTCGATTCTTTGTGATTCATGCTTGCCGCAATGGATGCATTTCATTCTCAATACCATCGTTACTTTGTACGGCCTGGTAGATGTGGATTCTTCAAAATGCTTGGTATTCACCCTTTGGATGACTTGCCACTGATGCATGCCAAAGAAGCATTTCCAGTTTCGGGTATCTTCCATCTCATTCACCTTTAATGCGGAGGCCAGCGGCGCGGATGATGTCGGCGCAGTCGTTGATAGCACGATGCGCAGATAGCGGGTCGTCGTATTCAACCTGCGTCGGAAGTGCCAGCTCAACGGCCTGTCTGCTTGCCCGCCATGCTGCCCATTGCAATTCTCGCTGAACGCCAAAATTAATGATGGTTAACCCTCTTTCGGCGCTATACCACCACGCCTCAAACTGCTTTCTGCTCTCTTCCATATCCCCTCCAGTGCCAGCGTAGGCTGACGGTTAATTACGGCTGCGACCAGTTGTCTTCGATAGCCACGCCAAGGCGGTGAAGCCAGTCTGCCAGTTTCAACATGGACTCACGCTCTGAAAGCCCGCGAGGAAAATCATCCAGCGCAACGATTGGCTTAAATGTGCCGTACATGTCTCTTTCAATGGTAATTTCCTGCTCTAACGCCGTCTGCTGGACAACACTATTGTGCCGGATGAGATAAACGGACTTTGAGGTACGCTCCTTTCGGTCATAGGTGTAAGAGGTCAGGATAGCTTGATGACGACCGCGTTCTGTTCCGTACCATGGAAGGCTCATCACGCATCCCCCATCAGTTCGTCGCCATCAATATCGTAGATGTCGTGATAGCACTCGAAACATAAGTCCTCTACACCATCGCCACTATGCACATCAGCCGGTGTCATTTCTTTTCCGCAAATATCGCATTCGATTTTATTGCTCATTGCTGGCCCTCCATCAGCTCGTCAGGAATGTCTACCTCATCACCAAGCTTTGAGGCGACTATTAAGCGACATGCGGCTTCCTGATGCGTCAACCCATAACCATAATGTGGGTCATGAAGATACGAATGGGCTTCCAGAGTGGCGTCAGATACCCATTTGAACTCAATATCTTCTGCTTCAATTAGCGGGCCGCACTGGCTCCAGTCGGTTGATGGTGTCCAAATTCTCCATTCGTGTTCGCTTTCAAACCATAAGACACCGGTTTGCTTGTCAAAATCCTCGTCAGTGAGTTTTTGTCCGATAGCTTTCGCAACCGCATAATCAAGTTGCACACCTCTCAACTCTGCTGTTTTAACTTTCACGATTGATTTCCTCCGCTTAATTCAGGATATAGCGCCTTTGCAGAGTGCTTGAGCCATGGGCGTCTAACGATGATTTCAATGCGATTTAGCAGCCAGAAGCTTCTTGCATTGGCGATGCGAACCGTGTGAAGCCACCATGAGTGTCTATGCCACGATATTTTTATTAGCGATGACTTCGGTAATTTTGGATTGCGATCGTATTTGCTCATCGTCTCATCTCTCTCAGTAATTTATTGAACAGGGCGGCCGTAGAAGCTCAGCACTCGTTTCATCGTTTCGCTGTTGCGGCATTGGGTGAAGATATCGGGGATGTTTGTCGGCATTTCCGGCAGTTCAGGCGAATCAACCTCATCGCTAAATGATTCTTCCTCACCAACCGCCGTGTACATGTAACTCCCGGACTTCCCGTGCTTCACAAGCTGATTCAGCCTGACCATCTCGCATATCTGACTGGCGATTCGCTGATATCGGACTCCCATCATGTCGGCGATTTCCCTGCCTCCCATCGGGCCATATTTCCGCAGCGTGTTGGCTATCTTCTGCCGCACGGTTCCGGCTCTCCGCCGCATCTCCTGGCTGCGTTTATTCCCCGCCGCGCCACGGGCCTTCATGTATTCCCGACCGCCGTTATCCAGCCAGGCGAAGAAGTCCGCTTTGCTGATGAAGTGACCCACAGCGACCTGCGTATGTACCGCGCCGATGTTCCGAAGCTTTGCCATTTCGGTGCGGATAGTGTTTCGGGATACGTTGAGTTTCTGGTGAATGGTGTCGGTCGTTACTGGCTGGTTTTCTTTGATGCAGTTGATAATTCGTTGCTTCAGTGCGTCCATCATTTTCTCTCCCGGTAGCTGTCCCAGGTGAATGACAATGTGCAACCGCCGCCATCGTTCATTCGGTCAATTACGCGCTCACCGATGAAAGCCGCCAGCTCGTCTTTGGTCTGGTTGCTTATCAGGATGGTGGGCTTCATTCGCTCATAGCGGGTGTTGATGATTTCGAACATGATCAGCTTCTCAGCATCACTTCCGAACTGGACGCCAACCTCGTCAATAATAAGCAGGTCAGACTTGGTGAAGTATCGAATCACGTCATCTTCGGTACGAGTAGCGCCTTTTGACCAAGTTGATTTGTATTCCCGGGCAATTTTAAGAGCGGTAGTGAATACAACAGAACTCTGATGCTCAGTGATTGCATGGCGTGCTATAGCCAGGGCAAGGTGATTCTTCCCGGTTCCAGGCTTACCACACATGACCAGTCCCCCACCTTTCTGCAGACGCTCAGGCCATCTGCTGGCATACGCCTCGCAGACTCTAAGAGCTCGACGCGCATCATCGTTTACCGGCTCGTAGTTCTGCAGGGTGCAGTTCTCGAAGCGGGCTGGGATGTTGAGGGAGTCCATGAGCAGGCTGATGTTTCTCTTGCGTGCTGATTCGTCGATACGAATTTTATCCCCCTGAAGTCGAATAAGTTCATCGCTCAGGCACCCCGGGCAAATGCTTGGGCGAGGGGGAATCTTCACGATTGAATTTGTGTAGGACCTGGTTCTGCACTCAAACGGGCCATGCTTCTCGCAGGTCTCAGTGCTGATAGAAACTTCGGTATTTTCAATTTCGACGGGTGGATTTTTAAGGCTCTCAATGAGCTTCTCTAACTCAGTGATTTTTTCGTCAAGCGTCATGATCAGTCCCTCGCCCAATCAGGTATTTCGGTTGTCCCGTAGTCTTTGGTGGCAAAGCTCTCGTTAACAGCTCGCTTTGTAGGTTGTCTGACGGCGTTCTTGTTCTGGTAGTTAAGCTTGGCGCTGGCAGTGCTAAACCAGTTCTTCGGCTTCTCATGGGTGAATTCCAGATCTAAGCGTGTCAGTTCAGATACGAGGTCGATGTTTGAGAAAAGCGTCTTCCAGGAATCGAAGTCTTTCTGGTTCAGGCGAACCACTTTCCCTTCGAATGCATAACGGCTGGCCATCTGGTGAACGTTATCTTCTTCGGGGCAAGTCGCGTGAGCGGCTTGGGTGTTATCTAGGGAATCAGGAATCAGGATGAGGGAATCAGGAATCAGGTTAAAGGAATCAGCAGGATTTGTTGTGTGCTGTTCCTGTTCTTGAACTGAACTAGCACCATGCTTTAATGGTGCTTCTTTATTTTCAGTAACTTGCAACGATTCACTCTCATCATTGCACTGTTCTTGCACTGTTCTTTCATCGGGCTTTACCGGTTCTTCTTCCTTAACTTCAACGTCCTTGCCTGGTTCTGGTATCTCACTAGGTGCTTCCTTGCAGTGAGGATTTTGATGCTTTTTCCAGTTTGCGATCTGGATGAAACCATCGCCATGCACCTGATAACGCTGTATGAATTTTCGGTCATGTAGTTGCTGAAGAAGCTTGTCACAATCCACATTATCGAATGGCAGCACCATGGCCTTCACTTTCTTAGGGCGGTCATCAAGCCGCCCTTCTTTGTCTGCTATCGTCCATAAGCCGGCAAAAAGCAGACGTGCATATGGGTCGCATTCGGCCAGCTCATCGTTTGTGAAGAAACCTGGCTTAATATTTCTAGACCTGGCCATAATTTGCAGCCCCTATGTTGTTTAGTAAATTTGTTCCTGGCATAATTACTCCTGTCGATATTTCGTTCAGGTTGAAAAATCCTAAGCCCTGATTAACTCCCCAGTCGTCAGGGCTTTTTCTTTGGTAATTCCTTCCAGTGCACATCTGAACGCCCGGCTTATCGGACTGATGTCAGAATCCATCCCAAATGCGCATAGAATCGACGCTATAAAGCGCCAGTCAGTGCGGCTTATCTTCGACTCATGACAGCCAACCATCTTTGCCAGGCCGCGCTGAGTAATCGCAGACAGGTTGATGAGTAAATCTGTTTCGGCGCGGTCGATATCGCGTTGAGTTGGTTTGCTATTACTTGCGTGTTCCATCGTTGATACTTTCCTTGGTGAAATAGATAGTTATGCGCATTCGTTGATGCGCTTTGGTTATCTCCACAAGGGCGGAGAAGTGAGCCAGTAGTGTTAAAGAGCGGTATTACTAAGCGGCTGCAGCCAATTCAGGCCAGATTTTGAACCAATCTTCAGGGTGCAGGTCTTTGCGCAAAACTTTGCAGTTTGAGTTGACTTCAATTTGCACTGATAACGCCGCTCCTAACTTTTGCTTAGCGCTAATAGCCTTGCGTAGGTATTCAACAGTCGTTCCGCAATTGGAGGCGAACTCTTGCTGCATAGATACCGACAGCGCATTTAGATAATTTCGTAGAGTTTCCATGCGAGTTCCTTACGTGATAATCAACTCAAGTATACTCATAAGTATAGAGGATGCAATACCTGCGAGTTATTTACCTTCGAGTAATATTAAGTAAGATGGCTGAATGAGAATTGATGACGGCTTTGAAATGTACGAGAGAAGGCGCTTAAAGCTCCAAGAGCTTGTTAACGAGCATGGATCTCAAAAATCTCTTGCTGATAAAGTGGGAATTGCTGATTCCGTGATATCGCGGATGCTCTATCCTGCTGGGAAGAAAAACAAAAGAAACATCGGTGAGAAATCTGCCCGCATTATTGAGGATGCGTTATCTCTACCACGGAATTGGATGGATGGGATTTCAGAAGAAAAATTGGTCTCACCAGACCAAATAGATTACGTAGGAAAATTGAAGCTGGGCGCTGTGCAGGTCGTCGGCGAGGCCGCTCTGGGAGTAGATGGCATGATTCAAATGGAAGAGCACCAAGCCGGATGGCTTCAAATATACAGTGCCGATCCAAATGCCTATGGGCTTCGTGTTCGCGGAGATAGTATGCACCCGCGAATCCAATCAGGTGAATTTGTGGTAATTGAGCCTGGAACGCGTATTCAATCTGGCGATGAGGTGTTTGTACGGACTTCTGATGGGCACAATATGATTAAGATTGTGACAAAGATGCGGGATGGATCATTCCAATTTTCAAGCGTGAACCATGACCACCGCCCCATCACTCTGCAGGCCAATGAAATAGAGAAAATGGAATACGTATCAGCCATCATAAAGGCTACAAGGTTTGTGGCAACGGCTGATGTATCAGATATTTGAGAAAGAAGAAAGATGAAGCGAGGTCGCAGAGATGCGGCCTTTTTTGTGGTTAACGATGTCACCCGTGGTAAATGGTTTACCATAAAGCTTGATCTTCTCGGTTAACGGTGTAACCTTTGGTTAATCGTTTACCATTAATGACATCGTTAACCAAGGACTCACATGAAAAAGTATGCCATTTGGAATAATAAAGGCGGTACGGGGAAAACAAGTCTTTCTTTTCAGGCCATATGCCGTTACGCAGAACTTCATCCTCTAGAGCGCGTATTGGTTATTGATGTATGCCCTCAAGCCAACTTATCTGAGTTATTCCTTGGAGGGCTGATCGGTAATGGAAGTGTTAACCTTCTCACCCGTCATGACCTTGCAAGTAGGTGCACTCTTGGCGGGTATTTTCAAATGCGGCTTCCGACTCCTTATCAAAAGCCCACGTTCGATTCACATGACTATTTAACGCACCCAAAAGCGTTTAATGATCAAATTCCAAGCAATATATCCCTAGTTTGTGGAGATCCACTCTTAGAGTTACAGGCTAATGCAATAAACACGCTTGCTAACCAACAGATTCCCGGCACAAACGCCTGGGTAAGCATCATCGATTGGATTAATGATCTTTTGGCTGGCCTTGAAGGTGAGTACGATGCTCTCTTCATCGACTGCAACCCCAGCTTTTCTATTTACACTCAGGTAGCCTTAGCTGCGATTGAGAAGTTAATCCTGCCAGTAATGGCTGATGATTCTTCGAGAAGGGCAATACAGAATGCGTTCTCTTTGATATATGGTCTAAAACTGCCATCGGATATATACGCATCCTATGCATTCGCAAATAAGCTAAAAACTGTAGGAAGACCACTACCAAAAGTGCACATGATTGCAAAAAACAGGCTAACGCAGTATATGGGGCCTGCTTCTGCTTATGCCGCTGTACTTAACTCCATTGATAATGACATCAGACAATTACTAACAAGTAACCCAGAGATATTTGACTTTAGTGCTGTAGATGATGGCGTTGTAAACATCAAGGACTTTCAAACTACTGGGGTTGTCGCTTTCGCAAAAGGATGTCCTTTTTCAATTTTACCTACCGGCAGCGTTAGAGTGATGAACAGAAGGGTCAAAGTTAACGCCCCGTACAAAAAGTCTTGCCTTGACGCGATTGACATTATGGTTTCAAAACTTTAATCACCAACCCGGCCACCGCGCCGGGTTTTTATACCCGCAGATCCCCATCTGCCCGCCACCATTAAGCCAGTATAAGTAATTGATTATTATTAGATGCTGCTATAACAAGTATCCGTTTCCGGCCAGATGGTCACCACCCCGATCTCCCTATTCTTCCAGCAACTTAACTGCCAATTCCATCGCCTGGACCTGGTCTAAATCCCACTTAGCTAGCCCCTTCGCTATCTCAGTTCTGAGAACATCGGCGATTGCCACTTTCTTTGTCTCATGCCCCTCCGCAACCATAGCAAACACAACATCAACGACGATACGACACATCTCCTGATACCGCTCTTGCGCTGCCTCTTCGAAATTCATAGCTATCTCCTGATGTTTTTTTGAGCATATCACTCCGGGTAAGAAAATAAATAACCTTATAAACCAACATCTTTACCCATGTGTATATAAATAATTTACTTACAAGTATAGACATCAACTTTACTCGTGAGTATATTTACTCCATCGAAACGAAACATCGATGCGGCAACCGGAAGTCAGCCGCGCCAGACATGAAGTCAGGCTGCTTCTTTAACATTGATGGGGTTACTTCTCCCGCCCTTGTGGGAGAGAAAAGTTTAACCAAACAGGAGGTGCCAAATGGTGCACTAACGCGGTTAGACCGCAGCCGAAAGGCAATGCAGCAGTCGTGATGCTGCCCTGAGTCGCCATTGAGCGAGCATGTGTAGTGATGGGTCAAGGTTCTTATATCAAAACAAGCTCCGGTAAAGCAGCGCAAAAGCCAAACGCGCACCGGTTATTAGCGGCGATGACGCGACAGATACTCAAGGGCATGAGCGCCGCCACTGCGAGAGTGTGGCCCAAAGGAAGTTGCTTTGGGATTGGATGAATGCGCAGGCTGATGCGCGACCGATGTATAAACAGCGCTCATGGCAAGCCGTAATCAACCGGCGCCTCAAGACAGTGTCACTGGTGGTGTGGGCGCTCCAACCAGTAAGCCGGATTCTCAGCCCGGCCATCCAATCACCAAAGCAACCACTGGAGGACGTATGACCAATTTTATCGCACACAACAGCGTTACACGGCGTTATCTGAAACGTGGTGAGCTGATGGCTAAACGACGCGCTGAAGCTTCTCAGAACGCGTTACAGCAAGAATCACGGAAAAGCACCAGGGTAGACCGAGCCACTTCGCTTGAGTTCCCTCGTGACTACGTAGCAGGTGAGTCAGGAATGTGTCTGCCGGAGATAGCGTTATTTGCGGCGGGATATCGTAATTCTAAACAGGTAACGGCGAGGTAGGCATGAGTATGATTTATACAGTTATCGCAGGTAAAATTGATGACGATGGCGAAAATATCAAGTTCGTCGATGACGCTGCAAGCATGGAGGAAGCGCAGCTCATGATTACTGAGAAACAACTATACACCTACCCGATATGCCGGGTTGAGGTTACCGGATTCAAGGCTGCCTAAGCAGCCTTTTTTATTGCCGCTATTTCTAACAGGAGGAAAATATGAAAACTGGTGGCCGTGCATTTCCCGGCATAAAGAAAACAGAAAAAACGCGACTTGGTGATTTTGACTGTACTGAGCAAGGTATGACGCTGCGTGATTACTTCGCTGCAAAGGCGATGCAGGCAATGATAAGCAATTCAACGATGATTGATAACGACTCTGATTCCGCACTCAATTACGCATCGCTCTCTGCATACAAATTTGCCGATGCCATGCTCAAAGCTCGCGAGTAACTCCTGATAGCTAATTCCCTGAGTTAGCTATCCGAAAGCCCTCGATGTTATTTGCCGACTTCGGTCGGCTTCTTTTTGCCTGGAGGAATTTTATGGGTGATATGGCTGAATTCTGGAAGGACTTGAAGCCTGAATTAAAAGAACGGCGCAGGAAAGCTCGCGACTCAGCGCATGAGCGAATAGCAAAGTTCTTCAAGAGGAATGAGGTGGAGTTTGAGGAAGGTAATAACACACTGATATTCAGGACTCCGCAAGGTACGGTCGCTTACTACCCGCCAAGCCAGCGTATGCAGCACAAGAATACCTGGAAAGATTGCTCACCAACTTACTGCATGAACTACGTAAAAAAACTCAGAGCCGCTTAATTGCGGCTTTGCATCTGAGTAATGGTTGTTAGCCATTAGCCAAATGCAAACACACATAAGGATTGAACAATGAGTGAGATTACGGATTTAGTCGTTATTGAGCCAGTCAATGCGCTGGCCGTCTTCAAGTCAGCAGATCAGATTGAAGACATTCTGCAAAAGGTTGAGCGTGAAGTTATGTCCTTTGTGCCTGATGTTACTACGGCGAAGGGCAGAAAGGAGATCGCTTCTCTGGCGTACAAGGTTGCGCAGACGAAAACCTATCTGGACGGCCTAGGTAAAGACCTGGTCGCTGAGATGAAGGAGATTCCAAAACTCATCGACGCCAACCGCAAGGCAGTTCGCGATCGTCTGGATGCACTGCGTGACAAAGCTCGTCAGCCCTACACGGACTGGGAAGCCGAGCAGGAACGCATAGCAGCAGAAAATCAAATGCTGGCCTGGCATGAAGAAGCGCTGGAAATGAATGCGGCATTCGACAAAGCACTTGCTGAACGCATCGAATCCGACCATGAAGTTGCCCTACTTTTGAATGAAAAGGTTGACCGGGAAGCGGCAGAGGCGAAAGCAGAAGCGGAGCGTAAACGTATCGCTCATGAAGAAGAGTTAAAACGTCAGGCAGAAGAAAAAGCCAAGCGCGAATTAGCCGAAGCGGCGCAGCGTGAAATAGACGCCGCAGCAGCCCGTGAGCGTGAAGCACTATTAGCGAAAGAACGCGCAGAGCAGAAAGCCAAGGATGAGGCAGAGAAAGCTGAGAGGGAGAAGAAAGAAGCCGCTGAATGTGCAGAGCGTGAGAAGCAGGAAGCTATCGCAGCAGAACAACGGAAAGCTCAGGAAGAAGCAGAACGCATTCGCCGGGAAGCGGAGGCCAAAGAGAAAGCTCGCCTGGAAGAAGAACGGCGTATTTCTGATGAAGCGGCTGCACGAGCTGCTAACGAAAAACATCGCAAGGCCATTGGTACTGAGGTGGTTAACGCATTACTTGGTAGCACCGGAATTAGCCGAGAACAGGCTATTCAGGTTTTAACTGCAATCAAAGACGGCCTCATCCCGCATACCAGCATCACCTACTAAAACAAACTCAATTAAGGATACCACCCATGATTTACGCAATCGCGGGAGGCACGCGTATGGGTGTCTTCCAGGTAGAAGAGTCGTTACTGGAAAGAATTACTCGGAAACTTCGTACCGGCTGGAAACGGCTGGTAGAGATACTCAATCAGCCTGGAGTGCCAAACCATGACTATTGTCCCTGTTAACGGAACCGTGCTCGTCCAGCAAGGTAATCGTGACTTCAACAAGCTCTATGAGAAGTCATTTCCTGACAACGCTCAGGGCATGAAAGAAGCATACGCATGGGCCTCATCAATAGCTCTTGGGTGGGATGACTCGCAGGACGAAGACTGGAATAAAAGCCATGCTGCATGAATTAAGCGACGAGGATTTCATTGCTCTGGTATCGCCAGAAATCGAAGAAGGCATTGAGCAACAAATTAGCCTGGCGGCTGAGAGAAACAACCAGCCGATCACATGGCAGGAATTCGCAGGAGACTTTTTATGAACCTTGAAAAACTTGATGAGCCATTCCCGTCTGGAGACATTGAGTGGCGAATTCAACAAGCCGGAAAGAACGCGAATGGAATATGGGCAAAGGTTCTGGCCTATGTTACCAACCGAGCCATCATGAAGCGCCTCGATGAAGTTTGCGGAAAATCAGGATGGAGAAACGAATACCGAGATATACCTGAGGGTGGCGGCGTCGAGTGCGGAATCTCCATTAAGGTTGAAGGTGAATGGATCACGAAATGGGACGCCGCAGAAAATACCCAGGTTGAGGCAGTTAAAGGCGGACGCTCGGGAGCTATGAAGCGAGCAGCTGTTCAATGGGGAATCGGTCGCTACCTCTATGACCTGACTGAGGGTTTTGCAACAATCTCTTCGGAAAGGAAGCCTGGGTTCAACTATGCCAAAACCAAAGAGCTAGGCGCGTTCTACTGGTCCGCACCGCAACTACCATCATGGGCGCTGCCAACCAGCAGGAATGTTCAGCACCAGAACCAAGAAACCGACCACAATCCCCAGCACGCAGACCCCGAAAATGTTCTGAAAGAATTCTGCGAATACGCGCTCAACGAAACCGATAAAAAGGCCCTCATTGAAAGGTATCAACGCGACTGGAAATCGTTATCCGGGCGCGAAGACCTTCAGGATAAATGCGCACAAGCGGTCAACGAGAGAGTTAATGAGCTAAAGAAGGCAGCCTAATGAATCAATCACCTCCACTAATGCGAGGTGATTACTTTCTGCAACCAACCCCGGCAGGAACAAAGGGAGAGGTGCTTGCCAGGATGCGGGAAGTAATCCTTCAGAACATAAAAGCCCCTTCCCACTACAAAGCAGAAAATTACGAAGAAAGAATGCTTCGTAAATTAATCCGCCTACGAGCAAAGGAAATTTGGCAGGGAAATTTTGAGGCATCTTTCCATCCTTCATGGCAGGTAGTTGGCCCTCAACTTCCATTCGCATTCGGTGAATACATAGACCCTCGCATGCGCAATTACACCGGAAAATTCGGCCATACAAGAAGCGACTAACTGGAGGTCAGGCATGAGATGCATTCCCTGGGAGTCGTGGGAAGAGGATTTCCTGCGCGAAGTATCAGAAAGTATGCCAATGGCTGTTATCTGCGAAAAGCTGGAAAGGACGCCGAAATCAGTAATACATAAAGCAACCAGAATTGATGTGCACATTCCGCCAGGGAAGGCGAACAGGCCATGGACAAGAGCAGAAGTCTCCCTCTTCTGTCGCCTATCGACCCGCGAAATATCAAAAGCAACCTCCCGCTCAATATCCTCAGTCAAAACCAAACGCCTCCGCCTCCAGTCTTCTGAATGGTCGGAGAAAGAACTAGACCTCTTCTGGAAGAACAACAACGCCCAGGTGGCAGAAATCACCGGGCGCACCATTGAAGAGGTCGCACTGCGGCGTGAGCGCTGGAATATCGACAGAAACCCAGGACTATTCAAGAAGGTGAAACATGAGAAACGGCACCTATGACCCTGACATAACGCCAGGCGACCTCATCATCCGCTGTCGCATCAAGCCCTACCCTTCCCGCTCTGAATTACTCAAACGCAACTCATTCGATAACGAGCATCGACTCGCTAACAATCCCTACCTCACTGCACGATTAAAGGAGATGCAGAGATGAACCAACGCGAACAATTAGCAAAAGAAAATGACATGAGTATCGATTTCGTGAACTGGTTTTTCGACAACAAGAAAGAAGGATGTGGAAATGTCTGGTTCATGATGATGGCTGCAATGTGGGAAGGATGGAAACCACAATCCGAGCAGGTGCGCCAGCTGACTGAGCAGCGCGACGCAGTGGTGGCAGAAAGCGTGGAGCTTAAATCAAAAGGTCGCGAGTTACTTAACGAGGCCTGCAAGGTTTACGAGGCATTCAATGCCTCTGTTGACCCAGCGTCTGGTGATTTCATAGACGGGCAGACACTACATGAATTCCAGTTCGTTTTAGACACCGTAAGTGTCAATACATCCGCCATCCTCGATTCCCTGCGAGCGGAAGGGGTGGATATGTTTGCCAGCGAAACAGAAAAATTAGGGTGGCATGAATCGACAACCAGATTTGTTCGCAAGTTCGGTCGCCAGCTTCGCGAGAGCAAAGGGGCGCAGTCATGACCGTTACCAAAGAACAGATTCAGGCACTCAAAGCGGCTGCTGAGAAAGCTATTTGGGGTGATTGGGAGGATTACAAACCTCACAAGGGTGCTCGCGGATATGAAGTTAAAAAAGGTATTACGGCAGTAGCTCAGCACTGCCTGAAAGATGACGCTGCCTACATCGCAAAAGCAAGCCCCAAAGTCATCCTCTCCCTGCTGGCAGAACGTGAGGCTGATAAGGCGCTGATTGCTGAGCAGGCGAAAAGTATCGACTTCCTCAAAGAGCAACTTGCTCAACTGGCTAATTTCAATCCCGACTGGGACATGCTCGAAGCTGCAACAGATAGCCTACGCGAGCACATGGCTGAATTAACAGCAGCGAATAAGCGCATCGCCGAACTGGAGGCCAGGACGCTCACCGTTAAATTGCCGAAGCCTCACGCCCATCTCATCTGGATTCAGGCAGGTCATGGCCCTGATGATTACTGGGATGACGTGGAGGTATCCCGAAGCGAAAAAGACCGATGCTGCGATGGTTCAGAGCGCTACCCGGTGTATTCAATTTTCGAAATACAGGACGCCTGCGCCGCCGCTGGCATCACCCTGACCGTGGGAGGGGAAGATGCCACTAACTAAAAAGCAGCGCGCGGAATTGCGCATGAAGTTCGGCGGCAAGTGCGCGTATTGCGGGTGCGAGCTGGACGAGAAAGGCTGGCATGCTGACCACGTGGAGCCAGTTTATCGAGGTCGTGATTTCGACAGGTTTGTTACCGACAGCGGGGGACTGGGGTTTGTAAGCCGCGTTGCCGAGCGTGAAGCGCGTGACGTAGTGGAAAACATGAACCCGGCATGCAAGCCATGCAATCTTTTCAAAGGCGGAAATACGCTTGAAGGCTTTCGGAAGCAGATTTCGCTGCAGGCAGAGCGAGGAAGAAAAAGCAGCGTCAATTTCCGCACCGCTGAGCGATTTGGCCTGATTGCAATCGTCGATAAGCCGGTTGTGTTCTGGTTCGAGCAATACCAAGTGGGAGGGGAAGATGGAAAAATTTAATGGACGAATAGACTGCATGATAATCATTGGTCATGCAGCCGCTTTTGACACTCCCCAAGACGCAATGGATTTAGCTTTCTTGTGTGGTAAAGCGAAGAAAAATAACTCATCCATCAGCATTCATCCTGATGCACTGATGCGCATTCTTGAAAAGGCCAACCCATTGGCTAAAGGTGACGACAAATGATAAACGAACTGAACAAAGAGCGTCTGGAAGAAATTGCCGCTGATGGTTTTGTAGCGCACGGCGAGATTAAAGCAATGGCACGCGCACTCCTGGCGGCGCAAGAGCAAGAGCCGGTGGCGTACGCTGTATTCGCCAACAACGGGAACATCAGGATTTGGTCGACGGTTAAAGCAGTCTGCGACGGCGTTGGTGACACTGTGTCACTCTACACCCACCCCGCGCCATCAATCCCGGCAGCGGTGCCGGAGGCAATGGACCCTCAGACATGTCACCTTGACGGAGTTACCGAAACGTATGCCGAAGGGTGGAATGATTGCCGCGCCGCCATACTCAACCACCCATCAAGCAATGAGGCCAGTACTGCTGCGGCTGTAGGCAGAGAAATCAAGCAACAGGCAAGCAATAATGGGTGGATTCCGGTAAGCGAGCGGTTGCCTGAAGATGGCGGACGTTATTGGTGCTATGTAGAAGAGCAAAACTCACTCGGTAAATCTCACTATCAGTGGAACTGCTCATGGAATGGTGATGAGTGGTCTGATGCTGCATTAACAGGTCGAGTAACCCACTGGCAAACTCTGCCAGCAGCGCCGAAGGTGTAGCCCATGTCCTCTCCCTTCGTAGCGGTGATATTCGTGCTGCTCACCGTGGCAGCACTCAGTGAAATGAAACTCTGGTAACTCGCTGCGGCGGGTTTTTTATGGAGGATGTGATGAGTGATTTGGCAATAAAGGTTCTGCGCTGGCAAACAAGCGGGAATGTTGGGGTGAGCAGTGCAACAATGGCGTCTATCGCCCTTGGACTTAAACGAAATATTTATGGCTCCAGCTTTGACGCGCCAAGTGATACCTCCGATTTGAGAAGGTGCATGTTGCTTGTAGAGGAGATTCCAGAAATAAGGGAGCACTTCGACAAAATCTCCGTGGTGTGTAAGCAGTTTGCGCCGATTATCAAAGAGTGGGATTCCCTGATAGAAATGCTAAAGGCAGAAATTAGCACCGGCAATGGTTCTGCGCCAAAAACCTACAAGCGCATGAAGAAGTTGCTCGGACACTCAGGAGGGGTTCGCTTCGTTTTTGGGAGTTGAGCACCCGCCCCCATTACCACTAACCGCCCACTGAGGCGGTTTTTTATTGCCGGAGATAACCAATGGTTTCAGAAAAGCCACTTACCGCGCAGCAGGCTGCGGAACTCCTGATCGTCTCTCCCAGAACCATCTACCGCCTTATCGACTCCGGTGAGCTTGCAGGTAAAAAAGTCGGCAACAAATATCGGACTACTGATGCGGCTTGTATTGCGTATTTGAATAACCCGCGTGATCCTGTTGCTGCGAGCGCGGGTGAGCATAAAGGAGGTAAATTATGTCCATCACCCTCAGGGGCGGAGTATGGCACTGTCATTTCTTTACGCCGTCAGGGAAAAGAATTAGACAGTCTCTTGGTACGGGGGACAAGAAGCAAGCTCAGGAGTTGCACGACAAGCTGAAGTCTGATGCATGGAGAGTGGATAAAATCGGGGAACTTCCGGCGCGAACATTCGAAGAGTGCTGCATACGCTGGATAAAGGAGAAGGAGCACAAGCGGTCGCTGGATGATGACAGGACGAAGATTGAATATTTCCTTCGTCATTTCTCCGGGCGTGACGTTTCCACGATAACGGCTGAACAGGTTCATGAGGCCGTATCCAGGATGGTTAACCGCAAGCATATTCAGGTGTGGGAGTCTCGCAGGGATGCGGCAATAAGGAGAGGGAAAGAGCCACCGCCGTATTCAGCCAAACCGGTAAGCCTGGCAACGAAGAGCCAGCACCTTTCATTCATGCGTTCACTGCTGAAGGCGGCAGCCAACGACTGGGGATGGATAAAGTCTCACCCAGCAATCAAGACAAGGAAGCCGGTAAGCAAGAGAATTAGATGGTTAACCAGGGATGAGGCTGAACGCCTGATTGAGTGCATGCCAGAGAGCATAAAGCCGGTGGTTATTTTCGCACTGGCAACCGGCCTGCGCCGCTCCAACATAATTGATCTGGAGTGGCAGCAGGTCGATATGCAGAGAAAGGTTGCATGGGTAAATCCTGAGAACGCGAAGGCGGGCAAAGCTATCGGCGTCGCTCTGAATGATACCGCATGCAAGGTACTGCGTGATCAGATAGGAAAGCATTCAAAGTGGGTTTTCGTGCACACCAAAGCAAAGCACCGACCAGATGGGACTTTAACCCCTCAGGTAAGGAAGATGCGTGTGGACGACAATAACGCCTGGAATGCCGGTCTGAAGAAGGCGGGAATTGAAGACTTCCGTTTTCATGACCTGAGACATACGTGGGCAAGCTGGTTAATACAATCCGGGGTGCCACTATCGGTTCTTCAGGAAATGGGCGGATGGGAAAGCATTGAGATGGTGCGCCGTTATGCTCACTTGGCACCTAATCATCTTACTGAGCATGCAAGGAAAATAGATGCCATTTTTGGCACCACTGACACAAATACGACACAAGGAGAAAATCAGGCTGGATTGAAGTTAGCATAA